TGGGATATGATATCCCCTGCAGACCTAATGATTTCAACAGGTTAGTGCCCGCCGTGACGCCGTTGGTGACGCGAGGGTGCCGAGGGACCCCCCAAGGGGGGAAGCCGGATCGCGGCGCTTATCATAAAGTGCCTCGGATACCTACAACAAAAACGATCCTCCCCTTTGAGGAGAAGTCAAGCAGAGCTTTCATGGGCGCATGGTCAGGCCCTGCTTGGGTCTAAGACGCCCAGTCAAGGATATCTTTCGTTGGCGCATAGGTAGGTCCATGAGAGGGGTGTCTATCAAGGACACCATCACTCATGGTGGACCTACAGTCCTTCTCTAGGCGCATCTACAGGTCCTACCTAAGGGATAACCTTAGGGGGACCCCTCCGATAACGCCGGGTTTTGGATAGTGTAAGGTATCCAATGGGTTACCGAAGGGGTCCTTGAGGGGTCTTTAGGCCTTGATTGAGAAGCCGTCGCGACGACCAGAGCGCCTTGAGGGCTTACGGAACTCAGCCATGATCTGATTGGCGTAGAAGTCCTTCAACTCCTTCTCCATCAGCTTGTCCTTCGCCTTCTGGGCAGCCTTCTTGCTGTCCTGAGCGAGGGCATCAACCCAGTAGGACACGGCACCAGCGACAGCATCGAGGCGGTCATCGTGGGCCAGAGCGCCCTTGTCCCTCGTGATGCGGGTCATCTGGTAGAACAGACGGTACTGGGTGGCTTTCTCAGAGGTGTAGCCGGTCACCTGAGTGTCATCGTCCCTCACGACATCCTCACCGACCACCAGACGGTGCTGGTTCATGATAGGCTCTAGGGTGTCGATGATGCGGAGTTCCTTCTGGCGGTTGTTCCGTACAGGCTCGATGGCACATGGGTGTCCTACGGCCACCAGATGGGGCTGGAGGAGCTTCTCGAACATCCCCTGACCGAAGTTCTCCTCGATCAAGATGGTGTTCACGCCCTGATCCTTGGCGTCCTGAGCGATACGCCTGAGGACAGGGTCCTCATAGCCGCCTTGGGTGCCCACCACCTTGGTCAGGTAGACCGTAGCGTTGAGCATCTTGGCGACAGCCCATGTGGTTTCGTCAGCACCCCGGCCAGCGGGGTCAACGAACATGATCGTCCCTGTGTACGCACTGTATGCGCTCTCATCGGTGTAGGCTGGGCGATAGAAGGCATCGCCGTCCATGCCCGGTGTGATGAGGTCGTGGTACATCTGGGAGGGCTTAGGTCCCCAAGCGACACTCACCGGCCCCTTCTCGTTGTCGAGAGGCATGATGATGAGGTCTTTGAGCTTCAGGGGGTAGCGTTCGGCGTCCGAGAGGCTCGTATCCAGAAGGAACTGGAGGGAGAAGCCTGCGGCACCGTAGGAGAGCTTACGCTCCGCTAGGTCGTCATCGGTGAAGCGCTTGGGGTCCAGAGAGGTCCCCATCTTGTAGCCAGCTTCCATCATCTGGTGGACGTAAGGGGCCAGCTTGGAGCGCATCCGGGTGTAGTAGGTGTCGTCCGGCACTTCAGCAGGCCAGACACGGATGTCATAGCCACGCTCGGGCAGTCGGTTGTAGAGGGACTGCTCGGTCTGTGGGGTGCCGAGGTAGACGATGTTGCCTCCCGGCTTCAGAACACTGTCGAACTCCTTGATCAGCTCGGCGAGCTTGTCGCGCATGTTCTGCGTCTCAGAGTTCTTCGGGATTTCGATGTCATCTGCGATGATCGTATCCGCACGAGAACCCGTCAGCTGGCCGGTGATGCCCACCGACTTCACTGAGGGTGAACCACCAGCGCTTGAAGGACCCACGTCGAATGCCTCGTTGGAGGTCCTGTGGTGTGCCTTAGGCCTGAGGTGCTGGAGGATTTCCATCTCGTTGATCAGGCGCTTCACGAAGATCGAGAAGGCCGTCGCGCGCTCCTCACCTGCGGACACCACCATGACTTTGTGCTGGGGGTCTCTCAGGAGAAGCCAGAGGACGAACGCCACGGTGACGTAGGATTTGCCCACGCCCCGGAAGCCTTCAATGATCCTTCGCCGGGGGCCGTGTTGGAGGTAGTCTGCCATGTCCAGCTGGACAGGCGTAGGCTCTGGTAGGCCTAGGAAGTCCCAGACGATATGGAGGAAGACTTTGAAGTCCTCATACATCGCCCAGACACCGGGGTGGTCAGCGAACTCTTCGCGCCACCACGGGTGAACGTCGGGTGCTGCCAAGGCAGTCTCCTTTCATGTTTGGATAGAATGCCCGCTAAGGGGCCTAGGATCGCTCAGGAGAGCATCCAAGAAGCCCCATGGCCGATTGACCATGGGGTAACTAAGAGGCTCTGACGACCCTCTGAGGGGCCTTAGTTGAGGATGTCGCTGATCTCGTCAGGATCACCGCCTGTGGCGATGCTTCCGATCTTGTCAGCGAGTGCTTGGAGCGCCTTGTTGTCGGCGTCTCGTGCTGGCTCCACGCCATTGTCCTTCAGGAACTTGATGGCCTGTGCGAGCATCTGGGGGGACGGCTCGTCTCCGAGGGCTTCCATCAAGGTCTCAGCGACCTTCTGGTGGAGCATCTCTAGGAAGTCGAGCTTCGCAGCTTTACTCATCGCGGTCCTCCAGCGTGTCGAAGCGGCCACGGAGATACTGAGTGTCCTCGCGGATCAACTCGATGCTGTCCCTCATGGCGGCGATGTCAGACTTGTTGGCCTGAATGCCTCCCCAGACAGTAGCCGCAGCCACGGCTATGCCGGTCAGGACGGTCACGAGACCTTCCCAACCGATTTCGATCTTCGATGCGATAGCCATAGCACTTAGGCGAAGCCTCCGTGGCCTTCAGGGTTGATGATGTTGTCCGCAAGGGAAGCCACGAAGCCGCTCCGCAGGAGAACCACGGGTTCACTCTGCACGCCAGCCTCAAGGACTTCCTGCTCGCCCGTCTCCGGGTCAGGCTCGGACATAACAGGCGCGGTAAGCCACACAGGCCCCGGCGTGCGCGTCCAGCCGCTTGCGGGTTGATAGGTCTGCGTCTCAGCGTCCAGCGTCAAAGCGCCGTCCGCCTCAGCAGCGGCCTCAGTAGGCCAGTTGTAGAAGTAGGTTTTCATGGTGTTTTCCTTTAGTTGCCCACGTAGGTGTCGATCTGCTCAGGCGTGGCAGCAGAGGCGGCGAACTTGATCGACTTGATGTAAGAGTTGGGCTGGGCTGTGCCGTTGGCTGAAGAGCCTACTCGCAAAGCTCGAGGCCCGATCGAAGACACGTCAAACGAAGTGTCGAGAACGCTCGGTAGGCCTGTGATCGCAAAGCGGACATTGTCCTTTGAGGCAGAGATAGCGGCCCTCAGCACATCGCCCCGTGCAGCTGCGGGGGCGGCCGCGTATGTCAGCGTGTCCCCGCCTGCGCTGCCGCTCCAGTAGGAGCTTGAAGCGCCGCTCGCCAGCCCTTGGATTGCCACCCGTTCGTTCACGGCATCAGCCACCTCCAGAATGCGCGGGAAGGACAACTCTCCGGGCGGGTTGGTGTATTCCACGAACAGGCTGAAGTCCTGCCCGTCAGACGACCAAAGGCCCTCTGAGACCTCGATAACATCAGCCGCCCGTGTAGCGGCCCCCGGCGCGTCCTTTGGAGGCAGGATGGGAGACGTGGGGTAGGCTTTCTGTTCAAGCTGTGGGGCGTAGATGCGGAGAGTGAAATCAACGCTTTCAGATGCGGCAAAATAAGTTAGCTCTGGTCGTACTGTTGCTGCTGTCGCTTCTTGGACGCTAGATGCTCCTGCAAAACGGGCATGTGATCCGCTTACGCCCGACACCGTCGCGAGCGTGGTGCGGGCCAGAAACGACGCTGCACCGTTAAATTCTGAAATTGCCAGACCAAAATCACTTGATGGGGCAGAGCCGCCAACAAGCCGGATGCCAACTGACATAGCAATATCGTCGTTTTGAACCGCTGAGATTGCGGTGCTTGTATCGAACCTGATCTGCAGAGTGCCTGATAAGGTTCCGGTAAATCTCACATCAACGTAAGACCATCCATTTTCATAACCAGAGCCAACCACACTTCTGGTTGTTCCAGCCGCCGCAATATCCCAATTCGTCGGAAGCGTCCCCGGCGTACCAGCAACCGCGCCTTCAGCCCTTGGGTTCCTGATCTGGTTCGTGGTCGCCTCTTCGACCAGAAGCCCCTTCCCGGTAACCGCTGGAACATTCGGAAGGTACTCGCGATAGGCACCCACCGCGCCGCCGTTGGTGCCATCCCACTCGCCCGCGTTGGACTTGCGGGATGCACGGTTGACTGAGACTAGCGGGGTGACCGTTTCGGTGGCACGCGTGGATGCTCCCGGTGTGCCGATGGCTGGGAGGATCGGGGAGGACGGGGCGGAAGCTTGTTCGAGTTGAGGGGCATCAACCTCAAGCGTATAATCCGCCGCAGACGCCCCCGAGCTGGCATATACCAGACGGATAACTGGCCGCGCGAAGGCAGCACTGGCGTTGAGCATGGTGTAAGTGCCGAAGAAGCGCCGGGGGAGTTCATCCAAGCCCCCTTCGATTGCATCTGTAAGGATGCTAGAGCTTTGTAAGAAGTTGCCGTTGATATCCTGCTCGTCGATGCGCAGCTCGATCCTCTGCAAGCCCGCCAGACTCCCCGCTGCGAGCCGCAGCCCCAGCGAGAGGGTCAAAACGTCGCCTTGAACCGCCGTCGCAGCGGTGGACTCCTCTAGAATGAGGAACTCGGTGTCATTGTTGGCCCCGCCCGAGAACCGCACGCGGGTGTAGGGAACCCCATTCCTGTAGTTCGCTTCCTCCACCGTCCTTGTTGCCGCGCTCAGGCTTGTGGACCAATTCGTCGGAAGCGTCCCCGGCGTTCCCGCTACCGCCCCTTCGCAGCGCGGGTTCCTGATCTGGTTGGTGCTGCTGGCTTCCTCAAGCAAACCCTGAGACCCATAACGGATCGCGTTGTTCGCATACTCGGTCAGCCGTCCGCAGACACCGCCATTCGTGAAGTCCCACTCAGGGTACCAGCCCTTCGACCCGCGAGTGCAGGTGGCGTCGAGGAGTTCCAGAGCGGCGTACTGGTTGGGGTCACCCCCGATGTCGGCCTTGTAGAAGTACTGGTTGATGAACCGGAGGTCCAAGGACGCGTTGCCGCTTAGGGCGGTCGTTAGGTTTCTCAGGCGGTCCCGCAGCGTCCAGTGCTGAGAGGCCTGCGGGGAAGACGAATAGCCTCCCCCGAGGTTGATGTTCGACATGGTCGATCCTTTGATTAGCGTTTGAAGTGGATGCAGTGAAGCTCAAGGTCCTCAAGGCCCCAGTCGTTGGTGGAGCCGATCTGCCAGTTCTTCATCCCGTACTGGTTGCCGTTCGAGTAGGGGATCGTGTTGGTGTCCAAGTGCCACATGAAGACGGCCTTGTAGGGGACCGTATCAGCGTCCACAGGCATGGTGACGATGGAGCTTCCCGACCGAGGGACGGTGGAGCGTGCCTTGCTGTCCCTGAGTTCAGTGGACATTCGGTTCCCGTAGGTCCCGTCGAAGGCCCGTTCTTCCTTGATACGGGAGCGGACCAGCCCTTGGGTCTGGATGATCGATGTGATGCTGGTGGTCTGAGGGACTAGGAAGAGTTTCTCCCAGAACGCCATGTACTCGCAGAGCTGGCCTTCGTGCCAGATGTCGTAGTCGTAGGCGATCATCACCTCGCGTCCCGGCTCCTGAACCCCTGTGATGGGGACCTCGAAGACGTTGGCCCTCCACGGTTGGTAGGAGGTGTTGGTGGCGTACTCCTTCGGCTGCCAAGGGCCGCCCGCGTTCGCCCACTTGCCAAAGTCGGAGGAGGTCACAGACTTCCCTGCGATCTTCAGAGTGTTGATCTGAGCATCGCCGATCTTGGCGTTCGTGATCGCGGCATCGCCGATCTTGGCGTTGGTGATCGCAGCGTCCTGTATCTTCGCGCTTGAGATCGCCGCGTTGCCGATCTTGGCGTTGGTGATCGCAGCGTCCTTGATCTGGGCAGTACCGATCCACGCTGTGTTGATCGTGGCGTCCCTAAGGTTTGCGAAGTCCAAGTGGAAGGACTTCACAGCGAGGTCGTTGATCTGGGCGCTGTCGATGGAGGCGGTCCCGATCCTTGCGGAGTTCAGGACGACGTTACCGTTCTCGATCAGGAAGACGCCCTGTGGTGTCCCTCCCGGTACTCCGGGGTCTGACACAAGGAACCTGTTGGCGAGGATGGCAAACTCACTCTCTACGCCGTCGTTCGACAGCCCAAAGCCTGTCACGTTGCCGTCTACGTCAATGCGGACAGTGTAAGACGCCTCGATCTTCGAGAGAGCGTTCGACGCCTTTCCGTCCGCAGTCACAGCCTTACCGTCAGCCGTGGCAGCGTCCTGCAGCGCATCGTCGGCCTTGTCCTCTATCCGCGAAACCGTCTGGATGGTCGCGTAGTTGTTCTCCAGCTCTAGGCTTAAGGCGTCTACGCTCCGGACGAGGGAGCCGGTCTCGTCCGCCCTGACCTCGTCGAGTGTGAGGGAGGAAGCGAGGACCCCAGCAACGTCAGCCAAGAGGAACTCGAAGTTCTCCGCAGCGGCGCTGTTGGCCGTAGTGGCGGTCGTGAGGGCAGTAGCCGCGAGGGTCTCGTTGTTTCCGACCCGGCCCGTCAGGGTGTTTAGGTCTTCAACAATCGCCTCGTCGCCTTGAACCCGCAGACCCGTCTCGGTCGTTATCGCTCCCTCTGCGTCTTCCACGCGGCCTGTCAAGGTGCTCAGGTCCTGCGCCAAGGCGCTGTCAGCATTGGCCCTAGCTTGAGCCTCTTGGGTGATCGCTGCTTCGTTCTCCCCCACGGAGGCCTGAAGGAACGTAAAGTCCCTGACCAACGCCTCGGTGGCGTCGACGGTCACCTCGGTAGTGTTGAACAGGCCACCAAAGGCCCCAGCCAACTCGGCCTGAAGACCCTCAATGCGCTCGAGGTTCGCTTGGAACCGCGTCAGGTCGAGACTCGCTGCCGACAGGATGTCAGCTTCAGCGTCTCCTACGCGGCCTGTGAGGGTTGATATGTCGGAGGCTAAGGCGCTGTCAGCGTTAGTGCGCAGCTGGGCCTCGTTTATGATGGCTGTCTCAGCACCCCCTACCCGCCCCGTCAGCACCGTAAGTGCCCCGGCGTTGGCCGAAATATCATCAGCCTGCGTAGTCAAGGATTGATCAATACGGGCCACGTTGTCGTTGAAGGAGGACTGGAGGTTCCTCACGAACTCGGAGGTGGCCTCTTCCTTGGAGATCAGGGCGGTGTTAGCCGCGAAGATCAGAGAGAAGCTCTCCCCCTGCTCGGCAGAGAGAAGGTCTATCCGCTGGCTCAAGGCCTCGTCGGCGTTCGCCCTTGCGGTCTCCTCCGCGGTGATAGCGGCAGTGAAGTCGCCATCGACGAAGGTGGCGTTGAGGTTGTCGATCCGCTGGCTGAGGGCTTCGTCCTCGTCGATACGGGCTTGGGCCTCGGTCGATAAGGATGCGGAGAACCCTGAGATGTCCGCCTGAAGGACCTGAACGTCACTAGCGATAGCGCTGTCGGCGTCCGTTCGGGCCTGCTGCTCCGTAAGGATGGACGCTTCGTTCTCTTCAGTCTTGGCGGCGAGGAGTGTCGTCTGCCGCGCAAGGTTTCCGATCTCGTCGGCGCTTACTTCTTGCTCGGTGACCACAGCGGCGAAGCCTCGGGCGGTCTCAGCGTAGAGGGCCTCAAGGTCCTCTTCGACACCCTTGCGCTTCCGGGCCTCCTCAAGGAGACCAGCGGCCCTCGCGTCTGCCTCCGCGATCAGCCCGTCGTTACGGGCCTGTGCCTCGGCGGCGAACCCTTGAATGCGGGCGTCGGCCTCGGCCTGATCAGCTGCCACGCGGGCCTGCTGCTCTTGCACGATGTCGTCAGCGTTGGCCTGATCAGCCGCTATGCGGGCCTGCTGCTCTGAGAGGAGGGCATCCTGCCGGTCCTGAATTTCCTGCGCTAGAGCTGCGGTGTCTATAGCCGCATCCGACAAGATGTTCTGAATAACCGGGGAGTTCCGGGCAGCCTCATTCAAAAGCTCTTGGAGGTCCTGAGCCGTCGCTGGGTTGTCTGGAAGCGGGCTGGATAGGAGCACGTCTCCTTGGAGGACACCATCGACAATCCCGTCGATCATCTCTTGCACGAGGTAGAAGTTCTGGAGGGTTGCCGCGTCCAGATCACCTGCGAGGAGGGTCTGGCCGTCAGCGAAGTCTGTGATGCGGTTGACCTTATCAGTCAGCCGCTGGACCTTCACCGAGGCTGCATCAGCGGGCGCCGGATCGATCTCGATATTGGTCGGACTGGCCCATTTGAAGCCTGTCATGATCCCATCGACGAACACGAATACGTGGGATCGCCTTAGGTAGCCGAAGGGAACTGCGAATTGCTTCGTGTTCCCATCAGCCTGATAGGTCGTGTATGAGAGTGGCATGGGTATCCTATAGGAGGGCTAGGCCCCCTAAGGGGACCTAGTCTTCTTCTTCTTCAGGGAGGAACTCGAGCGCCCGGTTGAGGAACGCTTGAGCTGCTACGTGTTGTGCGAGAGGGGCGTTCGCCGTGACGAACTCCTGAACGTCCTGTTCGGACATCGGGGTGCCGGTGAAGAGGTCACCAGTTGACCTGACGCTTCGGTACAGGCGGCTCCGCGTGGCGTTGCCCATGAGAGGGTCACCTGCGAGGCCTGAGGCTCGGCTCTTCGAGAAGATCGGCTCGACATCGAAGCCTGCTTGATCCGCTAGGGAGAGGGGCAGGTCGATCAGGTTTGGAGCCAGAGAGGCGTGGGCGGAGTAGTAGAAGGACGCCTTGGCCATTTCGCCGTACGTCAGGCGCTCCGCGAGGAACTCTTCTCGTTCGCCTTCCTCGTCCAAGGCACCGGCCTGTGCGAGAACGCGGGCCGTGTAGCCCATGGCACCACCGAAGGACATTGCGATGACCTCGGCTGCCGAGCGTGCGTCTCGGACGTTCAATGCGAACCCGAGGTGCTTTGAGAAAGCATTGAGCGGGAACCCAAGGAACTGGAACAATAGCTGCAGCGCCGGGGACCGCCTCATGATGAGGGCCTGACCTCCGAGGTCGCCCTCCAGCACCAGTCGCCGGGAGTTCCGGTCGATGGCGTTGAGGAAGACGTTGAGTGCCTCAGGGTCGTCCCACTTATTGAGGTCGAAGTCGCCAATCTTCCGCCCGGTGTCGGGAGACGTTGCGTCTTCCATGCGGCGGAGCTGCGCGGTGATCCGTTCGGCCATCTCTTCGTCCACCCCTAAGGCACGCATCCGGCGTGGCTCGTAGAGGGCCTTGCCCTTCCGGGCAGCCTTCAGCCAGTCCTGTGCCTCTGCTGAGACGATGGACATCCGAAGGAACTCCGTGAGAGGGGCCATGCCCGAGAAGCGAGACACAGCGTTGGCCTGCTTCCGAGTGAAGGTGTCGATCTTCTCTTTGATGCGTCCTTCAGTGGACCCAAGCTCCTCGAAGTCGCCTTCGTACCTATCGACCCGACCTGCCAAGCGTGAGCGAAGCTGGTGGGTGCCTTGGCCGTTGATGGCGTCAGCAAGGTAGAAGATGCTTTCCTTCGCCTCAGGGTCGCCCTTCCGGGCTTGCTCGAGGTACTTACGGAACTCTGGGAGCTGCTTGAACAGGCGGATGGGACCCACTCGGGTCACCGCACCAGCCAGCTCTGAGATGGCGAGGAAGCCGGTGTTGTTCATCAGGGCACCGAAGTTCAGTCGCCTGATCTGGTTCATGACGAAGTTGTAGTTGTCAGTCCCCAGCTGCCGTTCTTCAGCTCGGCCTAAGAGCATGTCACGCATGACCTCTAGGCGATCAGCCTCTGACCCGGCCCGCTTCTGGCGACCTGCGTCACCTGAGAGGGAGTTGTCCCTGATCTTCTGGACGGAGGAGTTGAACTCAGCGACGGAGTTGAAACCAGCCCGGAGGAAGCCCGCGTAGCCAGACAGCTGGCGACGGTAGGTCATCCCAAGGCGTTCCACGTTCCAGTCGAACATGTCGATGATGTCAGCGTCTAGCTCCACATCGAGGTTCAGGGTCATCCGGTTTCGGGCACGGGCACTCTCCTTCGACTTCTTTGCCGAAGGCGTGAGTAGGTCCATGACCATGTCGATGGCGTCCTCGATGTTCTCAGCGAACTCGTCGCCCTCGTTGAACACCTCACGGGCAATCTCTCGAGCGGCATCCCGGTCGGCCTTGGTGACAGGCTTGTGGGGACTTCCGGTTCCCCTCTGGGCGGGGTTGGTGAGACGCGAGACGGTCTGGACGTACTTCTTGGCGATACGCAGGGCCATCTCACCTTCCGTCATCGGACGGCGGATGCGGCCTGTGGCGTCCGGCGTGTTAGATCGTCCGGCGTTCCACTTGTCTGCGAGGTCTTTGAGGTACTTCTGGTTCGACCGGAGGATCACCCTCTGCAGCTTCTTCGCCACCCCATCAATGCCACCGCTGGTGTTCAGGACTTTCCTGAAGCCGTCCTCGGAGAACATACGCATGAGGTAGGTCGGATCGTGCTCGATCTCGGCGAACTCTTCGAGGCCCCGGCCCTGACCTGCAGTGGCACGGCCCCCGTTGTAGAACTCGTTCTTCACGTAGGAGAGAGTGTCCTGATGGAAGTTCGACCAGACCTTAGCGGCCCGGAGAACGTCAACGTCGTCAGACCGGCGAGCGCCCACCATGACCTGAGCTACGAGGGTGTTGAACTGCTCGATCTGCTCGGTTGATGGTGCCCCCGTAGGGGAGAGACGCCCTTGCCGCTTCCAGTAGGCAGCAGCCGCATCGCGGTGCTCCCTGACGAAGCTGGCTCCGCTCTCGTAGATACGCCGCTGGGCCTCAGCCGCTGTTTGACGCTGGGCGGACCCTGAGAAGGGGTTCCAGCTCAGGCGAGCGCCGAGGTCACGGGTGATGCTGTCGGTTGACCTCTGGAGGAAGTTCAAAGGCGTCCCGAAGATGCCGATGCCCCACTGAGTGCCGGGTATCTTGAACTCGGCCCTACCGGGGGCACCCTCAACTTCAAAGGTCCCGTCCTCCATCTCTCGGAGAACAGGACGTGCCTGTGCAGCGCCGACCGAGCTTGAGAGAGCTGTTTGCCCCTCAAGGGCCTCAGCAGCGGCCCTGTCGAGGGCTTGGATGTCTTCAGCCCCCACACCCCTAGCAAGAGAGCCGAGGGCACCAGAGAGGGCTGTGGACCCCATTATGGCGATGGTAGTTTCCTGCCACCCGATTGCCGGGTCCATGTTCATACGGGCCAGCTCTCCGGGGGCGTCAGCAAGACCTACCCCAGCACCGCGCATAGCGTTGCCGAGGCGTGTCGCACCTGAGCCTACCTTCAGCACGGCACCAGCGGCACCGCCTGAAAGGACGAAGGCAGGGTCGAACACGTTGACGGCTGTACGGGCCACGAAGTTCGTGAAACCGTTACCGCTGTCCGCGATCCGGGCCTCCCTCTGCATCCGGCCAGCGTGTGCCTCAGCGAGGGCTTCCATGTCCTCCGGGGACCTAGCGTCCGCCAGACGGTCGTAGAAGCGCTCATCCAGACCCCAGCTGTTCGCGGTATCCACGATCTGCTCAGGGGTAGGATCGAAGTCAGGCATGTCGCCCAGTGCTTCTCCGACCAGAGGGCCGAAGCGGCGGGCGCGGGCGCTGTACTCGTCACGGCTGGAGCCACCCAGCCAGTCCTGCGAAGCGAGGTCCGCTAGGCGCGGAGAGTAGACTTCAGGGATGATGCTGTTGCCGCTGGGGCGGGTAGCGATCCAAGGTGACCGTGCAGCGGACACTTGCGTCTCCCCCTCGGGGGCGTTCTCCAGTGCCTTATCAGCGTCAAACTGGAGGGGGGCCTCCTCCTCCAGATCGCCGGGTTGATATCCGGTCTGGATGGAGAAAGCCTCGAGAAACTCGTCTCGTTGCATGGTTCATCTTTCTGTTAGAAGGGCCTGACTGGTACGTACTCAGGGAACTCAGGCGTCTGGTTGCTTAGGGCCTCTTCAGCTGCACTCAGCTGTTCGGCTCGCCGCTCCTCTGCCTCCTCGGAAGCGTTGTATGCGGCATACACTCGAGCGCCCCGACGTATCTGGGCAGCAGAGATTGGCGTGGCGTCACCGGAGGGGGTGATCAGCCAATAGGCATTGCCCTCTCCATGGCGGAGGCTGTAGCCCTCGATGCTCTCGGAACCGTCAGCCCGTGCCACCCCGTTGAGGTAGTCGGTTGCACGCCGTGCCCAGCTCTCAGGGGTCTCACGGGAACGCGTGGCGTCACCGGAAGGTCCATTGGGAAGGGCAACAACGCGGCCATTCACGACCGTATGCTCCGATTGGTAGTCAGTTCGGGCAGCCTCAAGGGCGTCCGTCTCTGACATGAAGGCGGTGTACTCGTTGGCACGATCAGCGATCCACGCTGTAGCCACGGCAGCCTCTGGGGCCATCTCCTCGTTGCGTCGAGCGAAGTGCCAGTTGCGGCGGCTGTTGAGAGGGTCCTCGATCTCAAGACCGTTCACAGCCTCTCGGAGCACACGGCTGTCGGAGGACAGGCGGGGCCGCTCTTGGCTTGTGATCGCCACAGCGCGGGCAGCAGCTTCCTCAGGGGCCAGCTCAGGGTCCCTCTGGATCAACCGATCCATGGTCTGGAAGACAGAACGGCTGCGGGTGTCGGTGACGTACCGGCGTGCAGTGACAGGGTCCATGTTGCTGTACATGGTGTAGCCTTGGGCGACCTCAGGGGCACCGGAAACGATGCCCTCAGTGGTCATCATGGCCCCGAGGCCGTCGAGGTATCCCTGCAGCATCGGATCGTGGAGGTCACCATCAGCGAGGCGCTGGGTGTAGATGCGGTACTTCTCACCCTCCTCAGCCGGGACGGCCAGAGGGTTTTCCCCGAGGTACTGGGAGCGGAAGATGCGGACACCTGCCTCGATCTGCTGATTGCGGGACATGTAGACCGATGCGCCGGTCTCTTCGTCCACGATTGTAACGTCGTCGATCTCTTCAGCCCTGCCGTTGACCAGAAGGTCTAAGGCGCGGCTGCCAATCTCAGAGCGCTGGGTGGCCTGCCAGTGGGAAGCCGCCCCACGGCGAGCTTCGCTGCGGCGCTGGTCTCGATCTGAACGCCACCGCTCGATGATCTGCCCGCGGATGCCCGCAGGAAGCTCCTCGAACCGAGGGTCGTTCTCGAGGGCACGCCGGGTGGTGCCTTGGTCGATGATGTCGAAGAAGGCTGTCCGTGTCTCGGTCCAGCGTTCGGATTGATCCTGCCGCCAACGCAGAGCGGCCTGCTCGCGGTAGGCTGCAACATCTTCAGCGACGTTGGCGTCATCTGCGAGGCTCAGGCCGTTGTCCCGCTGGTAGGTCGCGAGGGCCTCAACGAAGTCCTTGTCGCCTCTCTGGGCAGCGGATCGCATCTGGCCTACGAGGATGTCAGTGACCTGATAACCCTCAAGGTCCAGCTCGGCAGTGCGAAGGGCCTCGATGGCGGTCCCGATGTCTTGAGTGTCCTCGAAGACGGTCTGGAACTCACGACCGGCAGCGGCTGTTCGCTCGTACTCGGCCTGCTCCAGAGACCCTCTGATCTGCATCTGGGTCCATTGGGAGCGGTAGCGGTCGAGCTGCTCGTTCAGTCCTCGTGCGAAGAAGCCGTCGTTGTTGTCAGGCTGGTTCGCTTGGAGGAACTCGTTGACCGCTTCGGTGTCACTCGGGTCAATCCCAGCTTCCACCATGGAGGTGGCCAGCTCGTCTGCGGTCACCCGCCCCCGGTGAACTTGAAGGGCCGGGAGGATGTAGGGGTTCTGCCGGAAGCGCTCGGCCAGTGGCTCACCCTCAAGGGCCTCCCCGATCTGCTCGGCGGTGTACCCTTGGAAGCTGGAGCGGATGCGGGCCGCTTCGTCCTCTGCATCTTCGCGGAGGGCAGACACGCGGTTGGTCTCGCGGGTCACCATGGCGCGGTCGAGTGAAGGGCTTAGGCGACCGAGAGAGGCCGCAAGCTCTGTAAGTCCGCCCCCTCGAGCGTCCTGCTCTGGGGCGACAAATACGCCCCCTTGGAAGCCACCCGATTGGATGGCCTCCGGGGCGCGAAGGCGCGGTTGTGGCATATTATGTTCCTGCCTGTGCATTGGCTCGAAGGTTGGATCGCATCGTGTATCCGCTCAGGGCGGCGTTACCGAGGTCTGCCCCAAGGGCGAGAAGGCTCGGGCCTTTGGAGCGGGGCGCGGAGTTGATCCGAGACTGGGCTGCGTTCTGAGCACCACGGACATTCATCCGGTGACGCTGGTCTGACAGCTGGGAGTTTCGGTTGATGGAGGCGATGTTGCGGCCCTCTTGGAAACCGAGGTCCCTCTCGAGGGCGGCGACCGTGAGGCCTCCAGTGATGCCTCGAGCACCTGCGGCTGCACGGGTGGCACCGCGAGCGGCAAGGCCGTCTGCGGAGGCCTGCATACGCCGTTGGGTGGCTTCCTCTTGGGCAGCCATCGAGGACATGTTGGAAGCCTCGATGTCATCTTGGAAGGCGTCGATGGAGGCCGATGCATTCCGCTCGTAGGCGGCGTTCATCTGGTTGGCCTGCTCCATGGCACCCATGTAGGAGACCACCGATTGGGTGGCAGCCATGGCAGTCGATGCCACGGCGATGGTAGTCGGGTCACACATAGGAGAACTCCCTGAACATGGCCCCTAGAGGGCCGTACGGTTTAGGCTCCTCTAGCTTGCAGCCGAGGGCCTCGATGTAACGAAGGTGGACACTGTTGGAGGCGAACGCCCGGTGGCGGAGGCCGTCCGGGTAGTCCTGAGCCCACTGTTCGAACAGGAGGCTGCCCATCGTGAGGAGAGCGCGGGCAGCCGGGAAGCCGACAATGTCGTCGGTCCCCATCATCCACGGTGCCCCGGTGCGCCCCTGAGGGACGCAGCCGAAGACTGCCGCAGGGCGACCGCCGCGCTTTGCGATCATCGCTCCCTCAGAGGCCAGCGCCCGTTTCACCAAGAGGCGACTGGGGTGGCGTCCGGTGGCCGCGACGAACTCCTCAAAGTCGGCGACACGGAGATTGTCCGCGATGTACTTGATGTCTTCACGGGAAGGTGACCCGTGGAATGTGATGCTAGACACGTTGGCTCTTACTCGTCATGAGGCCCCTCCAAGAGGCCGCAAGGAAGCTCGCCGGGAAGGGACTGTCGTTGATGATTTCAAGAGACCAGTAAGCGTTCTTACAGGGCGTCTTGATGCGGAAGGTGCCTTCGTCCAGATCGGGGACGGAGAGCTGGGTTGCACCGAGGATGCGACCTGAGAACTCCTTCTCCACAGGGTCCCGGTACTTCGGCTTGAAGACAGCCTTGAAGTAACCGGCCTTGGTGAAGTCGAGCATGTAGTCGCGGACCTTGATGATCGCCTCTGTGTCTGCCGTGAGGCCTCCGCTCTGCGCGGGGGTCAGGTAGTAGGGGCGGGTCAGCTCGAAGGACTGGGTGTACGGCACGCCGATGATCAGGTTCCAAGAGGTCTTGTCCCCCGGCACGGCGATCTGCCCTGCGGAGACGCTCGAGACATCCAACTGAACGCCGGGGGCGTGGGTGTTGGTCGCCGAGTGCCCCGTGACCACCTGCATGACAGGGGACGCCTCGTAAGGCAGGGTGATGACGGTGCGGTCGAACTGGGCCTGATACTCCACCGTGAGGTCACTTGAAGAAACCCTACGGTCAAGCAGGGTGAAGTAGTCCAGCCCCTCGTCTTTCAGCTGGGGACGGAACCTCATCCGCTCTAGGTGATACCCATCGGGGTGTTCCACCACGAGGTAGGCGACGTTGTCGAAGAAGTCGCAGCTCAGGACCTTTGCACCGGCCTCGAACTCCCACTCACCCCATGCTGACTGCAGCTTCTCCTGACCGGACCAGAAGTACTCGTAGACGTACACCTTGTTCGGGGCGTCCTTTGAGATCGCCATGATGACGTTCTCGAGGGTCGATCCGCTCATGCGGTTGATGCCGGTGGGCAGGTAGGTCGGACAGTGGGCGGTGATCTCGATGGCGTCCTCGGTCTGGGCGGCTCCATCCACGTAGAACTCGCGGACACCTGAGGCACCGTCGCGGTCGAACGTGAAGTAGATGAAGCGGCCAGCTGATACCGGGCGGCAGAGGGCCGAAGACTGGAAGCTGGTCACGGGGTCGATGGTGGCCGTTGAGGGCGTGAGTACCCCGTCAGCGCCCATGATGAACTGAGCGTTCCGGGCGAAGAGGACCAGCTTGCGGTCGAAGGCCACGGCGTGCTCGAGGATCGACACGGGGGAGCTTTCCCCTGAAGCGTCCCCGGCGACCACGTCAATCGGATCGCTATCCAGAACCTGCGTAACGGTCGTCGGGAAGAGGTTGAAGTAGTCGCCTGCCTGAGACAGGAGGACATTCTCATCCGCGAGGAAGCCGATGCGGTTCCTGAAGTAGAACATGGAGCTGATCTTCAGCCCGGTGATCGAAGGGAAGGGGGCGCTGTCGTCGTCGCCCACCTTGCGGTCCACCCAAGGAAGCGTGATGACCTCGAAGGTGTCGTCAGGGTTCCGAACAATGGCGACCGGGAGGGTGGCCTCATCGAGGGAGGTCTGCAGGCCGGGGGCCAACGTCTCCTCCCATACGGTGCCGTTGAAGCGGACCCAGTAGTCGTCGAAGGCTGACGTTTGGTCACCAACGACCTTCAGGACGATGCCTTCCTTGGCGGTCGCAGGGAGGTCAGAGAAGCGTTGGACTTCCCCTGCGTATCCCTTCAGGGCCTCTTTGCCCTGACCGTCCTCCACCTCGATGTCGATCTCCTCGGCTGCCGTGAAGTAGATCACGGAGCCTTCACGCTCTTTCACGCCGCCCGTGTTCAGCCCGAGGAAGAGCTGTTGGGCGATGAAGGAGGTGTCGATGCTGTCGATGTGGGAAGGATCGTCTCCTCGAGGGGTCGTGTAGGAAGCCGTGCTGATGACGGTTCCTGTGGACTTCCGCTTGACGGTGACGGTGTAGGTCTTGCCGTAGTTGCCCGCCCGGACGAACACAAGTCCCTCGTGAGGCCTCGTGGGTGAGACATCAGCCTTGGCCTGTACGGTCACGTCCCGGTTCACAATGAAGGTGTAGTCGGCAACCGTGAGGGACCTGAGGGATGTCGCAGGGGTGGGCGTGTTGAGGTATGCAGGCTGGCTGTTGACCACGATCTTCGGGGAGCCATCGACGGTGTCGAAGACCTGTACCTCCCCGGAGCTGACCAAGGCGATGAAGCGGTTGTCCGGGTCGCGGTCGATAGGGAAGACAGCAACGCCTTCCGCTGGGATGTCGAAGGTCAGCCGTGAGACGTGCTCGGAGCATGGCCGTTTCGTCAAACCCTCCACAGGGTCTGCGGTGCAGTTCACCGAGCTTTGGAGTTGGTTGATGAAGCGTGAGAGGGGCGGCTGTTGGCTCACCCCTCCGTAGAGGTTCGGGATCGGTTGGTTGATCAGCGCCATTAGATGGGCCTCCGAACAAGCTGGCGTGCGTTGTTAGGGTTGCGGAACCACCCACGAGGCTTCGCCCTAGCGTCGGCCTTCTTCAGGGACGCCTGTGCGCGTGCTTCATCCTGCTCGGTGAATGAGTTCTGGGCAGGGGAGCCGGTTGCTCGGGATTGGTACAGCCGTGCTGCGCGGATCGCGATGTAGTAGCGGGCAGCTGAAGGCAGCTCGGTGTAGTCCAACATCTGGCAGACATCGAGATGCACCGGAGCACTGAAGGCGTAGGTGTTGTTCTCGAGGTCGTAGAGCTTCCGGCCCCGCTCGACGAGGCTCATGGCCTGCGAGGCGTGGGTCGGCTTGATCCAGAGGGTGTCTGCCGGGAGGACGATCTCGCCATCCACGTTCGGGGTGAACTTCCTGTTGAAGTCCACGTTGAAGGCCCAGCCGCCGTCTTGGACGGTACGCGAGACTTCCTCAAGGGCTGCCTGCGCGTCAGCGGCCTCATCGAAGCCTGCCTCGTCAAGGGTGGCCACAGGAGCCTCGCCGTCATTGCGGAGGATGATGTTCACCGCGTCGAGTTCGGTGATCGGGTTCGTGTTCATGGTGATCCTTTCGGTCTCCGCTACGTGCGCTATGCGCTTCCCAGTGGGCGAGCATTGGAGGAAAAATGGGAGACCCAGAGTGTTCTCTGAGCCTCCCGATGTGATGAGGGACCCCCCGGTATTGAGCTTCCTAGGATAGGCTTGGGGGGTCGAGGTGGTGATTAGACCGGAGCGGCGGTACGCAGGAGCGCAGCCTCTTCCGGGCGGAGCTGACCGTGGCCGACCAGCATCTTGGTGGTCACCAGCGTGGCGTTGTGCGTCACGTAGTGGTCGTTACCAGTCATGCCGACCGAGAGGTCACGGAGCTTCAGCGTGCCAACCGCACCCGGACGCATTGCCAGGCCGACCACGTTGCGTGCATCGACGTTGTACTTGTTGTTGTACGTGCCGGTGACGTTGGTAGTCGGGAGGTTGTTGGTCTTGATGAGGTTGAAGCCGTGCAGCTGCGGGATGCGAAGACCCTGAATGCGACCAGCAGAGCCGTAGTCAGACGAGATAGTCTCGTTGTCGGACGCCAGAAGGTTATACTGGGCGGGCTTCAGGAAGAAGTTACGATCCTCTTCAGGGATGTCCTTCTCGTCGAAGTTCGTCGCGATGGCGATCAGGCCAGCCTTGAGGGCAGCCACGTCGGTGTTCGAGTTGGCGCGGTTGTCCACGAAGCCGACAGTCTTGGCCTCGTACTCATCACCCGTGCCGTCGAAGCGAGACGTGGTGTTGAGAGCGGCCTGCACGCCCACGCGGGCCACGTTCTGGTCGAACTGGCGAGCGATGGCGCGACCGTCTTCCTTCGTGAAGGCAGCGCGGTAGTCGAAGTGCGACATGGCTTCGTCGATCTCCGCGAACGAGGTCGCAGCAACGAGGAAGTCATCCACCGTGATCAGGGTCTCGGCGAGGTTACCCTGATCGCCGACGATCATGGTGCCCGGAGTATGGTAGGAGGCACCCTTACCGCCAGCAGACGGGAACTGAGCCGACTTACCGGAGGTGATGGTGCGGACCATGGAGCGGGAGCCGAACACGTTTGCCTCATCGTACGCAGTGAATACTTCACCGCCGTACGTTTTGAGGAACAAGGCGCGGTCGTCACCAGCTTGGTTGATCTGACCGCCACGGAGTACGTTGAAATCTGGAGCTGCCATTTGGGAGCCCTTTCTGTGCATTGGGTTGAGGAGTAGCGGCCTCATTCCTCTTCCTGTCACAGAGGGGTGTCCGAGCGGTTCTCCCCCGCAGGGGATTGCCGACCGGGCCAACGATCTGGGAGTGGAGAGGGCCAAGCTGCCTAGCTAAGAAGCAGCACACGCTTGGCTCAGGTGGTTGGTTGGTCGGAAGGGCGGAACCCCGGCAGGACGCTGATGCGCTGTGCCGAGGCCCTATCAGTCCCGGTCGGTCACACCGGGCACACTAGTAGGTGGTTCGCATCCGGGTAGGATGGTCGGACTGGCAGGACTCGAACCTGCGACCTCCCCTATATCGGTGGGGCGCTCTACCTGCTGAGCTACAGTCCATTGGAAGGAGGGTTTGCTACGCTGGCCCCTCCGAGCCTCGATAGACCGGTGCCGTACAGCTATCCGGCTCTTACGGACCTTGACGCGGTCCAGACGAAAGAAGGCCCCCTCCAAGAACCACCAAGGAGAGGGCCTTCCATCCACACACACAAGGCCTGACCAAAGGCCCGTGAGTTTCTTAGGTATAACGGGGGAACATGCTGAGGTCTAGCGGTTCCTGCCGGTCATCTTGTCCATGAACGGACGGACAATTTCCCGATACCCGAAGGCAGCGGAAACTGCGATGGCCACGAAAGCGAGATACCACTCAGGTACTTCGGTCCCGAGGGCCGCAAAGCCGTCGATGACATACGGCTGTAGTGCTGGGATGAAGATGGCAACCAAGGGTGCCGCGAAGATCAGCGTCCACAGTTCGTCCTTCCAGCTCTTCCCAGAGTTGGAGGCTTGGATCATATCCCAATCCATGGCGTGCTGTGCGCGGGCCTGCTCGATTGCGATGTCAGCCTGCAGGCGTGCCGCTTGGCGTGCCCGCTGACCGGCGAACCAGTCTGTTGCCAGACCGAGGACGCCCTGTGCGATTTGACCCCACATCTTAGAAGTCCGAGATCGCTAGGCGCTTCTGCACCTGCTGGACGAAGCCGGGGTCACTCGAGTAACGAGGATCGCGCATGGCTTCCACCATCTCAGAGCGGTTGGCGAATGGTTGGACACCGTCACCGGCAGCGCCAGTTGCAGTGTTCAGGAGGTTCGGCTCGCCGTTGCCCATCTGGGCCTTCACCGCTTGGATCATCATCGAGGAGGACGTGAAGTCTCCCTCAAGGATCGCAGCGTTGATGGAGTTGTTGAAGGCGTCCTGCTGCTCAGGAGAGAGGTTGTCGCTCCCCCACTTCACCAAGGCCTTGAACTCGTCCTCACCACCGGCAGCTGTGTAGAGCTGCTGGCCGCGAAGCGTCTGGGCGGCTTGAATGCCCTCAAGGTAACCTTCGGCGATCTCGCGGGGAATGCCAGCCTTCTCGATGGCCTCGAACGACGCATCGGAAAGGGTGCCGTTCTCAGCGACTTCCTTGCCGAACGCCTCGAAGTCGAGACCTTGGCCTTCTTCACCTTCGGCTTCACCTTCGGCTTCACCTTCGGCTTCACCTTCAGGATCACCTTCGGCTTCACCTTCAGGATCACCTTCGGCAGGCTCCTCGCCCATCTTAGGGACGCCGTTGTCTTCGGCAGGTGCTTCCTCGGCGGGTGCCTCTTCGGCAGGCTTTGAGCCGAGCTTGCTCTCGAGTTCCTTGTAGGCTTTCTCGAGGTCTTCTTGAGACTTGAACTTCCCAAGGATCAGCTCCTCGGCAGGCTCCTCAGTGGAGGGAGGGGTGCCTTCCATGCGGATCGTACCGGAGCCATCATCGGAGAAGTTGCTGTCCACGACGGTCGCCGGGGCACCGCCATCGCCGTTGAGGATGGCGTTCACGTCCGGTCCTACGGATACTGCGTCTGTCATTGCTGGTTCATGCCTTCTGCAGCTGCCTTACCCATGGCCGAAACAGCGGGGCCTACGCCCTTCGAGACTGCTTCTTGCATCATGGCTTGCTGCTGCGCTTGCTGTTGTTCCTGAGCTAACTTTTCGTCGCTCTTGATGAGACCCGTGACATCCACGCCATGGCCGTTAGCCAGACGCTGGATAAGCTCGCTGTCCTCGATCCGCTGGACTACCGCAGGGTTGGTCTGGGCAGCTTGGGTAAGGTCGGCGATGAAGCCACGGAGGCGTGTGAGGTCTTGGCCGCGTCCGAGGGCGTCGATGCCCGTAACGACCATAGGCTCTACGGAGCCGGTGGGGAGTTTCGGAAGGTCGCCCTTACGTTCCAGCATTGCCATGAACCGCTTCGCGATGGGCAGCTGGAGTTCCTGAGCGAGGACCGAGTAGTAACCACCGAGGGTGTCCTCGATCTCCTGCGTCATGGTCTGGATTTCGAAGGCGGTCACCCGTTCACCGGGGCGCTGGGTCGAAGAGACCATGAGGAAGGATCGCATCAGCCTGTCGGTGACAGACGTCAGGACCCTCTCGGCAACCGAGAAGTCACCGGCCTTAGCGGCCTGAAGGGCGATCACGTCCTCCTGACGACCCGGCACGAAGTCTCCATTGGCGGAGTTCATGAGGTCGTCCTCGTCTGTCAGCCCGTTCGGGTTGACCAGCCAGAGTAGCTTGGAGGAGATCATGCCACCTTGGACGATAGCCTTGGTGAGGTCATTGGCGGACAGGAGGTCGCCGTACAGCTCTTCGACGTACGAGCGGCCATAGTCTTCGCCGTCAACGACGATCATACGGAGGGCGACCCAAGGAAGCGTCTCGGTCTTGTAGACCCCCCGAGTGCCGGGGACTTCCATTTCGTAGGCCTCTTGATAGGAGGTCCAGTTGTCGCCACGGGAGCGCTCGATCACGGTGTAGATCGTGACTTCGTCATCCTTGTCGTCCTTCGAAGAGACCTTACCGGCTGCCTTGGCTTTCGCTAGGTGACCCTCAGGGAGGGTGCGGCGGTCTACTACTTCCTTCACGACGATCTTCAGGAGGTTACCTGAGGCATCGCGGCGGACGACGTACTTGTAGAGAGGGAAGGCGCGAGGCTTTTCCCCGATGTAGAGGAGGACGTTACCAGCCACGAGGAGGTGCTTGAGGACGGAGAAGAGGACCGTGCGGAGCGGGGTGCGCTCGATCTGGGTCACTGTCTCCTGCTCCATCGACTGGAGCGCTGCCTCGATCTCTGCCTTGAATGCCTCGGCCTCAGGGCCTTCCAACTGGAGCAGCTCTTCGCGTTCCTTCCGGCCCATGTTGAGCTTGAAGAAGGGGCTGTTAGGAGGGAGGAGGGTCAGCAGCATCTTGGCTGCCAGAGTGTTCACGCCGGTCGATCCAATGGACTGCCACGGCTGCTCTGTCTGGACATCTAGGTTTCGCTGCTCCTGCTCGCTCTCAAGGGGGATGAGCGTTGGGATGGTCAGCTTGGAACACTCGTGGGCACGGGTCAGGAACTGCTGACGGGGGGTCTGCCACTTCGAGTATTGTTGCTTTGCGGTGATCTCTGTCATGGTTTAACCCATGCGCGGGATGTTGGTGCCTGCGCCCCCTGTAGCCTTCACGTCTGTACGAAGAGAGCGGCGAGAGCGGGCGGTGTTCTCACCCGGCTTGCCCCGAGAGGAGGGACGCTCGTTCATCTTCAGGTTCTCGGCGGTCGGCAAAGGGGCCGAAGGAGCCGCTGCAGGTGTCTTCTGCTTAGGCATCTTTGGAGTTGGACACATCAGCGGCGCTCCTGTTGTCGTTGATAATGATGTTTGATTAGGTCGATCACTTCCTGCTGACCTGCATGTTGCCCGAAACCAAATGCCCCCACATCGCTGCGGGGGCACTTGTCGGGAAACTGCTTTTCAAGCTGAGTGATCAGACCATGAGGTATCTCTGGGAACTTCATGTTCTCTACTCTCGATAACGCCGGGTTTTGGAAAACCCTGTTATTTCTGGAGGAAACGGTGCCACGTCCAGCCTGCAGCTTCGCGGAGGAAAGCCTCTTTGTTGGTGTTGGTGAACACCTCTTGGGCCTTCAAGGCGTCGATGCTTCGCTCACTTGCGTGCGTGCGATCTGGGCAGAGGTCGGGGCGGTTCACGCGGATAAGCGACCCACCTAACTCGGCGATCACTTCAGCTTCGTTCGGGAACCGGACATCAGTGACCAACACAACCTTCCCGGCGAGGTCAGGATTACTCTGGATGTGGCGCTTAGTGAGGTCCGCCCAGATGTTCTCGTCGATCAGCTCACGGCCCCATTCGGTGCCAAGGGTGACCATTGCACGGCGAGGGGTGGCACCGTTGAGAGGAGGCGCTGGGACTTCCTTGAGGTCACCCTCTACGCACTCCTCGATGGTAGCAGCATCCGCCCCGGCGTAGCGGAACATCGTGCGGAGCATATCCTTGAGGCAGTCAGCGAACTTCACGACAGCCACCTTGTCCTCACCGAGGACTTGGGTCACGACCTTTGCGAAGGTGTCCTTGCCGGAGCCTTTGTGGCCGGTGACGCCGATGATAGCTCGCGGTCCCGCCTGAGGACATAGAGATGCCACGGCTCCCAGACCAGTCGCGCCGCATTCGACCGCAGCGGTGGCAGCCTCTTCGCTGTCGAAGTCGTTGAGCCGATCTCGGGCTTCCGAGATGCTGTCGAGAGAGAGGTGGCGGGTCGAGGAGACGGCAAACGCTGGATCGACCATGAAGGTCTTGGCTCTAAGGCTTTCTGTGTTGATGATATTGTCAACAGTTGCCCGGACCTCTTCGTGGTCTCCGAGGGTTTCGTGGGCGTACATTCCTTTGAATGACATTCGGTTTCCTTCTGTGACATCAGGGTCTCTGCAGGTTTCGTTGGGGGCTGCCCCGCAGGTGAGGCAGCTCTCCCAGTTTTCAGGGCATGGTGGGATGTTCATCGTCGGGTTTGGCCGTCGAACAGGAACGCTGCGACCGGGACCACCCAGCCGGTCTTCGACGCAGGAGCCCAGCGGATGATCGCCACAAGCAGCCAGTAGGCTGGCCACAGAGCGGCCACGCGGACTGCCCGCCACCAGTCGCTTCGCCTCAGCCTGCCGCTGCCATCATCCAGAAGGAGGCCAATGATGAAGCCGAAGCTGAAGCCGGTCGCGATCAGGTCGAGCGCGATGGCAAGGATCAGGACGGTGTCCACGGGATCACCTCTCGTTTCTTGGGGTTATAGTCAGATGCTCGCAGTATCCGGGCGCAACGGGCCTGTGAGAGGGCGAAGGCCTCGTCGAAGCCTGCCTTCTCGTAGGCGGGGACCACCACCTCGTTCCACGCAGCAAGTACGTCCTCGACGGGGTCTGGAAGCATGTTCTCGGCTTTCTTGGGGCCGATCCCTCTGCATCCGGGGAACCCGTCTGTGGCGTCTCCCATGAGGGTCTGCTGCAGGTGGAATTGGTTGGCCTCCGCCTCGGTCACCTCGAAGAAGTGGTCTTGGCGGAAGTTGTAGTGGCGACCGGGGATGGTCTTCAGGTCCTTGTCGATGGTGATCGAGATCACATCACCGGCCCCCGGCATGGTCTGGAGGATGCCTATGATGTCATCGCCCTCCAGCTTCGGACGGCGGTAACCGCGAGGGTCATTGGCGACCCGGTCGCGGAGGGGAGACACCAGCATCGGCTTCACGCCCGACTTACGGTTGGACTTGTAGTCCCCATAGAAATCGAAGCGGAAGTTCTCGGTGTCGGTCACACAGAGGACGACCTCATCGGCACCAACCTTCTCGGCCAGTACGTCGATGCTGTCGTTCAGCCGTGCCCATGCCTCGTCCATGTGAGCGTGGCGGGTCCAGAGGACTTCGCCATCGTCTCCGTAGGGCCACGGGATGGTCTTCTCACAGAGGCTTGCAGCCTCATAGATGATGATGTCGGCGTCGATCAAGGCCTTCATGCGGTCTCTCCCTCAATTAGCTGGATGACGACGACCGAGTGGGCCGGGAAACCACAACGCTGCCCCTCATGTTCGATCACCAAGAAGCCGTCGTCGTTCAGGGTGAAAAGGAGGGTGGCTAGGTCCATCTTCGAGGAGAACCTATAGGTCTCCACATGCGTCCCGCCTTGGGCGCGCAGGACGTATTGATGCCGGGTCATAGAGAAGCCTCCAATACAACGAGCGCTGTGAAGCAGAGGAAGATGATCAGGCCGAGGCCGGTGACGATCCACCAGTCAGGGTGTCGGTTCTCGATGGTCATTGGGAAGCCTCCTCGAAGGCAGCCGCCATGAGCGGATAGAGGGCGGTGATGTCCGCCCAAGCTGCACGCGCGAAGTCGGCGGCAGATGGGTGGGCACGGCGGGTTGCGGGGGTGAGGATCTGGTAGAGTTCCCAGAAGTCAGCCACGGTTCCAGCGATTGTAAGAGCGGTCGGGATGCCCAATGGCCGTGCGTGTGAGGCCTCGACCGGGTTCACACCGTTCTGGATCATGTCGGAGTAGACTTCACTGCCGCGCTGCTCGAGGGCCTCGCAGTCGTCCTCGTAGTCGATGGACTTCCGGTGGAACAGGTCAGGCTGATCGACGCGGTGGAACCCCTCGAAGATGACGGCTTCCTGCTCGGCCCCAACCCACGGCATGGCAGTGCCATTGAAGTGCCGCATGACGTTGATGGCGGCTGCAGTGGGGAGGGTGGTCGAGAAGATGACCTGACCAAGGCGGAAGGGGGCCATGTTGCGGGCCTCCAGTGCCTCGCGGAAGCGCGTGCGGGTGCGAAGGCCGCTGTCTTCCGTGGGGTCCAGACCGAGGGCGAGCTGCGCTGCGATCTGGGGGGAGTTGAGATGGATCATGTCAATCCTTTCAGTGACCACAGGACCGCGAGGCCCTGCGGGGTGATGAGATGTCGGTTGGCATAGGTGTTCGGCCCGATCCGCGTTGTGATCAGGTTCCTCTCGGTCGCCATCGAGACGACCGGGGCTTGCTCACGGGCAAGGTCCGACTTCGTGGTGAAGCCGCCCTGCCACGCTTGATCTAGGATTTGCACCAATGCCCCTAGGTGGGCTTGGTCTTCCACTTAGTGGGTTTCCTTCCAGCTTGAGCCGGTGTCAGCCTCGCCTGCCAGAGGGCAGTTGAAGCCTAGTTGATTGCCCGCCTCCTCGATTGACCAGCAGGCCAGCTCACCGACACGGTCGGCGATCTCAGGGCGGACAGAGATTTGCATTTCGTCATGGACGTGGGCGACGAAGGCGAAGTCCTTGCCCCACTCGAAGCCTTCCTTGAGGAGGCGTTCGTAGAGGAGGACAGGGGCCAGCTTCATTGCCACGGCACCGGCATTCTGCAAGAGCGAGTTGAGGGCAGCGTGTGACGACCGGATGGTGACCCGGCGTCCGTCGATCCCCTTGATCCACCCCTTCTCAACAGCGGCCTTCTTGATGGCCTTGATGAGACCGGCGAGGCCGGGGGTGTTCTTGAGGAACTTCGACTTGAGGGCACGGCCCTTCTTGCGCTGCTCTTCCGCGTCTGCGGTGGGTGCCACGATGGAGCCGATCTTCTGATCGCCTGCACCGTATAGGAATGCATCATTGTGTTCGGGCCGGGTCGCTACCCCAGCCCCGTGGGCGTACCACTGCTGCATGTCGCCATGCAGATCAGACTATATCATCACCTCATTGAAGTGAGGGCCTTGCGCTTCCCCCGCGCTTACGGGGTACTCCCTTTCGGGATAGTCGTTGCACCTTCCAGATACGCGATAGCTTTGTTGAGGGTCTCGGTGTTGTCTTTCAACAGGCCGAGCGCCCGGTTGCAGTTGTGACAGAGAAGGCCACGGACGTGCCCGTCCTTGTGGCAATGGTCTACCACCAGCTTGAGCTTGTGGGTTTCCTTCATGACGAAACCTTCGGAGCCGCAGAGTTTGCAGACGCCGAGCTGGTCCTCGAACATGGTGTCATACTGGTCCGCGCCGATCCCGTAGGTTCGACGCAGATAACGATCCATCTGGCTGCGGGACGAACAGGCGTCGGAGCAGTGAAGATGGCTCGGTGCTATCGGTGAGAACTCCTCCCCGCAAGACCGACAGGGCTTCGGCTTGAAGCGTTTCTGTGGGTACTTGTCGGGTGTCGCCGTAAAGGCGTCGGAGGTTGGGTTTGATCTTGCGTACATGGCAGTCCTTTCGGTGGACTACCGCGCATCTGGCTTGGCTCAGGATTGTCTCGGAGAGAGTTTCCCTGAGTTCACAAGGTTTGCTGCCCAGCATCGCTGCTGGGTGATCCGTGTATTCAGATAAAGGTCTTGGCGTTCGATCTGGTTGGCAGACCGGCAGCCTTCTGGTTCATCGTGTGGATGTCAGTGCCATCCTCCTTCTTGCCTGAGAGGACGAACTGAGCGTACCTCCCGCCGTCCTTGATGAAGTGCGCTAGGCACCGCAGCTCTAGTCCAGCGGCATCGCACCCTAGGAGGACGTGGCCGTCATCAGGCAGGAAGAGCGACCGGCAGGCTGCCCCGTATGGAACAACCCCCTTGGCGTTCTCGACGGAGGGGACTTGGGCGACGTTCGGGTGCGAGTGGGTGCAGCGGCCTGTGACCGCCCCGAGCGTGTTGATCCGCCCATGGATGCGGCCCTCCCTCACTTGTTTCAGCCAAGCCTGCTTCCCGTCCGCCAGCTGTCCGAGACGCTTGTCGAGCATGAAGTATTCAGCAAGCGCCTGTGCCGGTGGATAGGAGAGGTTCGACAGGACTTCATCGTCGATCTTCGGCTCGCCAGAGGCTGTGAACTCTTCCGGCTCCCAGCCGTAGAGCTTCTTAAGGCGGTCGGCGATGTGATGGCGCGAGCCGGGGTTGAAAACCCGAAGCTCCACCTTCTGGTAGGCGCAGCCTTCCTCGGTGTACTCCCAGTACCCCCGTTGCTCGACTTCGACCTTCACCTGTCGAGTGACCGTGCGGCCAGTCTTGAAGGTGTGCTGATAGGTATCGCCGGTCGGCTTCTTTACAACGCGGGTGACGCCTCCCCAAGGAGCCTCCACGAATTTCTTCATGGATTTCTTCGGGGTCTGCGCCTGTGTTCCGACCCACCAAGGATCGAACAGCTTGTAGAGCTTGCTCTCAGCCTCCGACTTGCGGATGCGGAGTTCACCCTCCAGCTTCTCAGCGGCCTTCACATCGAAGCGGAAGCCGTGCTGCTCTTGAAGGAAGCAGAGGTGAGCGAAGCGCATCTCAATGTCGATGGCCTTCTGCCATTCACTGAGGTCGTGCTTCTCGGTGAGCATGTCGTAGAGGCGTTGGTTCACCTCCACGTCCTTGATGCAGTAGTCGTGCATCTCTTGGGTCCACCGGGACCAGTCAGCCGTATCGCCGAAGGCATCCTTGTGGAAGCCCAGACGATAGCCCCACGCCTTGAGGGAGTGGAGGCCGATCAGGTTGCCGGGGAGACGGGGCTCGAGGCCACGCTTGATGGCAGCCTCTCGTGCCCTGAAGTCCTTGTCCTTGATATCTGCGAAGAGCAGGCGGGTGAGGATCAGGGTGTCGGTGACCTTGCCCTTGGCCCACCATCCCGGATGAACCTTGCGGATCGCCGGGAGGTCGAAGCCGAGAACATTGTGACCGATGACCTCGTCAGCCTCGCGGAGCATGTCCAGACCCTCTTGGATCGGGCGATGCCCCGGTTGGTCTGCGAAGTCGAACACGTCACCATTGTCAGCGTCGATCATGACGAGGCAGTGGATGCGGTCCAGCTCGTCGAGGAGGCCATTGCTTTCCAGATCAAACAGATAACGGGCCATCAAACTTCTCCATAAACGCGCTGGGCGACCAACGTGTCGATCCGGCTGCAGAGCCATTGAAGACCCTGAGCATCAGATCGCTTGTCGATTGCGTGAGCGATGTAGTCGAGATAGACATCCCGGCCCTCGAAGTGACCGAGGAGCCTGCGGATGCGGCGGACGCGGGAGGACTGCTTTGCGCGGCGCTCTTGCGCGGCTGCGTAGGCCTTGTCAGGGTTAGCCTCCCGCCACCGGCGCATATTCTCGCGGCACCGCTCGGGGTTAGCCTCCCGCCACTTCCGGCACTTCTCGCGGTCTTTCTCCACGTTAGCCTCGCGCCACTTCCGGCAATTCTCGCGGTGCCGCTCGGGGTTAGCCTCCCGCCACTTCCGGCACTTCTCGCGGTGCCGCTCGGGGTTAGCCTCGCGCCACTTCCGGCTCTTCTCGCGGGTACACTCCTTACAGCAAGAGCGGAGGCCGTCCTTCGTAGATCGGTCCTTGTTGAACTCCTCAAAAGGTTTCGTTTCCCCGCACTTCGTGCAGGTCTTCTGATCAAAAGCCATAGGCCTCGGCTTCGTCTCTTGCATTGTCATCATTGTCCCCTTTCTGAGGAGGCGGGTCGCACTCCTCCATGCGTGTTGTCTCGGCGTCGTATCGAAGCCAGAACGTCTCGCCTGCGGACTGCCCGGTGAGGCGGTCCTTGAGGATGCGGAAGGTTGAAATGGAGCGGACCCGGAGGTCCTCAGCCTGCGTGTCTCTCTCGAGACCCCACATGAAGTCGGCGTAGCGCATCACGGCACGGGAGCCGGTGAATTGCTTTGCCTCCACACGGCCACCCTCTTCGTGAGGGGTGCGCTCCGGTGTCGAGAGGTGGGACAGGGTATGGACGACGATGTTCAGGCCGGTCGCCAAGGACTTCATGTCCTTTAGCAACCCATCGAGGAACCGGCGTTCGTCATCGGCGTTTGCCGCGAGGACCGTGAGGTTGTCCACGTAGACTTCCTGAACACCGTAGGCCTTCACGAGCCACCGGATGTGCCGCTCGATCTCCTTCCACTCAGAGGAACCCGAGTGGTCGTAGACGAAGAAGCTGTCCTCATAAGGCTCGATGACCCCACGAAGCTCTTCCTCAGTGTAGTCACAGTCCGGCTTGAAGAACGGCTTGTGGGCCAGCTTCGCGGCTGTCCTCTGGACGGTCTCTACCGGGTTCTGTTCGAGGTGGAAGGCAGCGACCTTCCGGCCCTCTTTGAGGGAGTGAGCCTGCAGCTCGGTGAAGACATCAGTCTTACCGATGCCCACCCCCGCGCCGCCGATCCAAAGCTGTCCCGGCTTGGGGCCATAGGACAGCTGGTAGAGGCGAGGAAATGGGAGGGCGGCACCGTACTCGACGGGCTTCACCGCCTCGCTGACCAGATCGGAAAGCGAGCGGATGGCGTCAGGCCGGTAGGGCTTGGCGTCCCAGATCGCGCGGGTGATTACATCCACGCGTCCTTCGGTCAGCAGTTGGTTTGGATCGGAGCCGTCCGGCAGCGAGGCTATCTTCGCTTTGCCGGGGGACAGCAGAGCTGCTGCTGCCAGCGCACCCTCACGTCCCGGCGCATCAGCGTCGTACATGAAGATGACTTCGTCGTAGGTCTCGAGCCAATCGAGGGCCTTTGCGATGGTCTTATCATCGCTCGCCCCGTTCACGACGGAGACTACAGGCCACTTTAAGTCTTGAGCTTGGGCGACTGACATGGCGTCAATCTCGCCTTCGGTCACGACGACCTTGCGGCCACCGGAACCCCAGACGTTCTGCCCGAAGAGCTGGCGGACGACCTTAGGCTCACCCACGAACTTGAACTCCTTGCCGGGGAGGCGGAGCTTCTGGGCCACGACGTTGCCGTCCTTGTCGCAGTAGGGAGCGATGTGGCAGGGGGTGCCGTTGAACTCCCCGAGGCGGTAGCCGAACTTCTTGAGGGTCTCGGCCCTAAGGCCCCGGCTTCCGAGGTCTTGGTAGGAGCCGCCTCGGACCAGCCCTGAGCGGCTGCTCTCTTCCATTGGTCTCTCCTGAAACGAAGAAGCCCCCGCCGATCCGGCAGGGGCCTCGTAATGTCGGCAGCCAAAGCAGAAGCCATGGCCATCGCTGTATCGGGCTAGGTTGTCCCTCGACCCGCACTCTGGGCAGGCCTCGTGGCCCACCAGAACGCTGTCATCCATGGCTTACTCGCCGAGGAGACGTGCAGCGCCGACTGCGATCAGGTTGGCTTCGTCTTGATCAGCGTCGAGGCGCTCGATCTCAGCTTCGAGGTCAGCCACCTTGTTCTCAAGGCGGTTCGCACGCTCGTTGCTGCGCTGGGCAATCAGGAGGGCGCGGTTGCGAAGTGCGTTCGCATCGTTGCGGAGGTCTTGAAGGGAGCCAGCGCGGGCGAGGATCGCCGAACGAACGATTGCGAACTGGGCTTGGATCATGTCGATGATGTTCATGGTCAGGTCTTTCGTCTGAGGCGTGTGGGTGTTCCCATTGTAGAACAAAATGAGAACAGATGTAAACGTGATGGTTTGTTACCGGCGTTCAGTGAGCCGGTGAACCTGCTGACCCCCCACTACGGGGAGGCGCTCCCCAGAATGGGGTTACAGATGCGTTAGGTTTGTCTTGGAGTAGTCAGCAATAAGCTGGACGACCTGATCGAGGAGGCTATTGGCCTTCTCAAGGTCAGCCATGCGGAAGCCCTCAGGCTCCCTCACGAAGACACCTCGATCTGCGAGGCTGTTCGCTCTGCGTCTGGCAGTCTCCAAAGGGAGACCGACTGTACGAGCTATGGACGCTGAGTTCATCAGCACCGCGCCGCCTGTAGAAAGCTCGCAGGCGTGGACGGCGAGGATGATCGAGCGATCCAAAGCACCCACGCGCCACAGCTCCTCTCCGAGGTCGGAGATGTTCTGAAACAGTCTGAGGAGTGCAGCGCGCTGGATGTCCATGAGGCCTATTTAGCGGCCATCAGGGGTTTGAAAAGAGGGTTGCCGCATCGAAGTGCGGACATTCTTTCAGGTCCGTGAAGTCGCGGTGGCCTGCCACGTAGGCCGTAGGATATGCATTCCGCAGGCGCTGGGTCAGGCCCTTGGCTGCACACAGCTGCTCCCAAGTGTAGTCGAAGCCGTTGCCGCCGCCGATCAGGCAGATGCCGATGCTGTAGTCGTTGTGGCCCTTGACGTGGGCTCCCGGCTGCTGAAGCCAGCGACCGACTTCCACCGTGCCATCACGGCGGATGACGTAGTGGTAGCCGATGCCAGACCAGCCGCGTTCCTTGTGCCACTGGTCGATCTCAGCGGCCCCGATGTCCATGGACGCTGGGGTGGCCGAGCAGTGGAAGATGATGGTGTCGATGGGTCTCATGCGATGGCCTCTATGTCCTCTGCGATGCGGGTATCCTTGAGGACGAACGGGTGTCCCGCAGCGCGGCATAGGTTGATGTTACGCACCAGCTTTCCTTCAGGAGATATTTCAACGACGAACATCCAGTCTCCGTCGTCGTCGAGCCAGCGGAGTTCGATTTCCCCAAGGCGACCCTTGGTCAGCTTGAAGCGGTTGAGGTCCATCGCGGGCGCGGCGGGGTCGGGTTTGCTGTTTTCAAAGCTCATGGCTACTTCCGGTTATATGCTAGAGAGACTGCAACGGCTGGAGTGACCGCGAGGGCCACGCCGAGCAGCCACAGGCCGACGATCACGAAGATCGGGGTGAAGACGATCAGCCACGTTAGGGTGATGCCGCCGATCAGGGTGAGGCCCGCAAGCTTCCATCCGAGCAGGAAGAAGAAACTCAGCCAGAGGCAGAAGTAGAGTGCGCTAGTCATAGCGGGAAATCCTTTCCTTGCTCTTCGAAGAGCTGGAGGACCTTCGCGAGGGAGGTCGTGTTGATCTCCTCGTCGATCCAACGCTGCGGCACCACGGCATCAGCGAACTGAAAGCCTTTGGTGTTGCACCACTTGGCGTAGGTGGTCTTCGAGGTCTTTGAGATACGGGAGGCTGACCGGGAGAAGACGAAGCGGATGTCCAGCTCTGGATACTGCTTCTTGATGTAGAGGTGCTTCTGCCGGTCGGCGGTGACGAAGCGGCCTTTCGTCTCGATGACGATGCCGTTCGGGAGGACGAAGTCGGGGGTGTACTTGCAGTTCTTCTCCAGTTTCCACGGGATGAAGAACTCTTCGTAGATGACAGGAAGGCCCGAGGCCCGAAGCTGGTTCTGAATGTCAGCTTCGAGGCCCGAGCGGTAGCCGTGCACAATCCCCATCTGCTGGGAATTGGCCATGCTAGAAGTCGTAGTCTTCGCCGGTCTCGCCATCTTCCGATGCCGGTGCCTCAGGGGCAGTGGTCGGCTCGTCGTCTTCAGAGGCCACGAAGCCACCTTCGACCGCACCGAAGCCGAAGCCGGATGCGTCACGACCGCCAGCGCTGCCCAGCTTGATGACCTGACAGGCCTCAAGACGCAGGGAGACGCCGCAGGTCACGATGGGCTTGCCCTTCTCCTTGCCAGCCATGGCGTAGGGGGTCGGATCAACGGCGAGGATGACTTCAGAGCCACCAGTGACCTTCACGTTGGTCGGGTTGCCCTCGCTGTCGAAGATCGGGAGCTTGCGGCTCCACGGCTTGCCCTTCTTCGAGACGCCGGAGGCCTTCATCTTCGCAGAGAGGACCCAGTTGCCGGTCTCGTTGCCGTCTTCGTCGTACTCGGGGTTCAGGGGGTGGTCGTTCAGGCGAGGGGCCTTGCCTTTCGACTTCTCTTCCTGCTCGGCCACGATCTGGTCGCGCAGTTTGTCGAAGCGGGCGGAGAGGCGTTCGCCGTCTTCAGCCGACAGGATCAGCTTGGTGTTGTAAACGCCTGCGGCATCGAACTTGGTGTCCGGCTCGTTCAGGCGCGGGAAGGAGGCAGTGCCTTTGATGTGCAGCATGTCGTGTCTTTCGTGTGGGCTACTGAGCGTAGCGGGCTTCAAGTTGGGGGATGTCGTAGCCTTCAGCGTCGAGGCGCGAGAGCAGATCGACAGGCAGGGTGACACCAGCGGCCAGCATGAAGCGGGCACGCCAGTAGGAGCGTGTGTGTGGCATGGATTACCTTGGTCAGGAGGGTGTGGAGGGGAGACGCCTAGCCGGGGACCTCTTCCTTCATGAAGGACAGAAGGGCTTGGACGTAGTTGTCGTCCTCAAGGCCAGTGGTCTTCAGCATGTTGTCGGCGGCTGTCATGATGTCGCCGGGGGAGAGGTTCTTGGCCTCGCAGAGGGCCTTCAGGGTCAACCCGAGGCCAGCGGCGAGGTACTCAAGAGGCTCGTCCTGAGCAACGTCGATCATGGCAAACGCGATGCGAGAGGCCCGGTGTCTGCGGACCATGCCAATGTCGAGGTGCTTCATTATCGGGCACCCAGTGCCGTGCGGACAGCACCCTCAGAGGCGTCAACGATCTCACCGATCTGGGAGTAGCTCATGCCCATGGCGCGGAGAGCGCGGGCAGCAATGATCTGCTCATTGGAGAGGCGGCGAGGACGGCCACGGGTAACGACCACCTGCAGTGCAGGCTGGCCGTCATCCCCGAGGACTGCTTCGTAGGTCTTGCCGATCTCCAAAGCGTTCAGGGAGGTCACCTTCATTCGGCGTCTCCCTCAGCCTCAGCAGCAGCCTCAGTCTCAGCCTTGGCAGCAGCCTTGGCTGCGGCCTTCTCTTCGGCCTCGACCTTCTTGGCGAAGGTGTCGATCTGTTTGGAGAGGTCACGAAGACCTGAGGCACTGATGCCGAAGCCATCAGACACAGTCACGTTGAAGCGACGGACTGGATCAGGATTAGTAGAGCGGATGGTCAGATAGGCTCGACCACCGGGAGCAGTGAAGTTGAACATGGGAATACCCTTGGTTACCAAAAGGAAAAGACCCGTTCCCATGAGAACCTAAAGAGGAACTCGGGGAACAGGTCTTCCGATAACGCCGGGTTTTAGACGGGGAGACGTGTTAGGCGAAGAAATACAAGGAGTTAATCACATCACCCAGTTCAAGGCTCCCTGCCGAGGGGACAGGGGGCAGAGCCTCTGCTACTTCCTCGGGGAGCTGGGCGGCCACCTCTTCCTTGAAGGCCGTCAGCCAGCACCTCTCTTGGTACATCTCCACAAAGGACTGGCGGATCGCGTGGGCCAGCTCACCTGCGTCAGCCGCGTGTGTGGCGTAGCTGTCGTGTACCATAGAGAGGTGAACGGACGGCCCGACCGTGTCGAGAAGCTGCTCGACGCAGCGGAGCATGTGGGCGGCATCCATAGAGTGGACAAAGTTCGGAGCTATGGCGAGGGCCATCTTCGCGCTGTCCACCTTGTCCTGATGGCCGTCAGCTACCCTGATGTGAACGCGCTGCCCTGCCACGATAAGCTCGACCTTGCGGTCCTTCAGCTTCCTATAATCCTGCTTAACCACAAACCCGGTAGGGGTTGTCCATTGGATTGGGAGGTTGGCCTTGGCAACGACCTTGGCGACCGCCTGTAGCCAGTCCATCGCCTCCCGTGCGGCAATCACCGTCTGGCCGGTGGCCTCCCAGACCAGCTTCCCGAGGTACTGGGCAGCCTTGTACGGCTCTGAGGTGAACGGGCTGGTGCCTGCCTTCTCCAGAGGACGGATGGTGTCTTCCATGATCTGGTCGGCGAAGCCTGTCCGGGTTGCACCATACGGCAGCGTCATGACCGGGCGCTTCACGACCGACCGCTTCATCAGTGGCAGCCACTTCTGCGCCGTAGGCTCCCCCTCAGCGGCCTTGGCCTTCAACATCTCCACCACACGTTCCATGACCTGCGTGTAGATGTCCTGCGGCTTGGCTGCGGGAAGAAGGTTCACAGCGGAGCCTCCCACCTTGTCGCGTAGCATTGCAGAGAGGTGCTGCAGGCCGTTGCAGGAGCCATCCAGAGCCACAGGGGTGTGGCTAAGGTGTTCGGCCCCCTCCTCGCAGTAGCCCGCCCAGTCGAAGATGAAGGCGAGGAATTGGAGGGGCTTGTCCGCGTCCATCCACCAGCGGTCGGCGAAAGGATCAGCTGCCGTCGCTTGGATGCGAGACGACTGGGCCTCGACCCACTGGACGCGCTCGTCGAGGCTGATCTTATCGTTGCCGTAGACGTTCGCCCCGTGGATGGCCAGCCAATAGTAGCCGTCTTCGCCGAGGGGCTTGCCATTGGCAAACTCGAGGAGGCCTTTGCTGAGGTCGTCCCCTTGCGGCTTCAGGAAGGACGGGAGGTCGTACACCCGGCCCCGGAAGTCCACCACCTTCGGGAAGTAGATCGCCTCCTCGTTGACAAGGGATGTAGCAAGGCGGGTGGTCTTCTCGACCGAGAGGATTTTACCCTTGGCCGCAGCGTTGCGATTGTGGACCTCGCGAGCGGCGCGGGACCACTGTTTGCGGGCATCCTCGTTCTTCTCGATATCATGGGGCTTCGGAGGGACAGCCTCCAGCTCCATGCGGGGGAGGCTGGCGCAGGTGATGCCTGCCTTCTTCATCTGCTGGACGACTTCAAGCACCCTCCGGTTCACCCGGAAGGGGGTGTTCTGGAGGTAGTTCACCGAGCGGAACATGCGGGGCATGTCCATCTCGCCTGCCTCGCGGATGCCGTTGGTCTTCGTCCGGGCGACCACCATTTTCCCGCCACGCTTGAAGGGCAGCCAGTAGCCGCCTGACTTCAGGTCCGTCCAAGGGCGCGGCTGGATCAGGGTCGGGTACATATATGGCTCCATCTCCTGCTGCATGGCGTCAGCCTTGGTCATGATGGCCATCGCGGTGTCGCTGAGTGTGAAGGTCTTCGTGGCCTTCCTGCCCTTCATCGTGACCCTCGATGTGACGATGCCGAGGTCTTCGATCTGAGCCAGAAGGAAGGTCCCAAGGCGGACCTTCTCAGTGTTCGACAGCCGTAGGCCTGCATCCTCGTCGTTGAGGCTCTCGTAGGCCTTTGCGATTTGGCGTAGGCGCTGCTCCGGGTTCTTGGTGCGCTCATTGATCTCGCGGAGCTTCCGGTCGAAGGCACCCCGGTGCTCCTTCTTGAACAGACGACCGAGGTACTCGCCCTCGATCTCGTTGCCCACCGCGAAACCGATGCGCTGGGTGGTGCAGAGTTCCGGCTTGTACTGGGCGATCACATTGGTCACTGAGCGGATCGCAGAGATGGCCGTATCAGCTGCCGGGAGGAGCTTGAGGTTCCGAAGCTCTGGCGGCTTCCTCTTCACCCTGCCGTCCTCGAGGCGTGCGATCTCTTCGATGATGCGGTTGGCGAGTTCGCCGCCCATGCGAGACATGAGGACCCGGCCTCCCCCGGAGGTGGCCCCATTGCCCCGCTCGCGCTCCGCCTGCTGGCGCGCTTGGACCTTAGCGATCCCCTCTTGGATCATGTTCTCTTCGTGTTCCATCTCACGGCTCAGTTGGTCATCCGTGAAGTCGATTAGGTTCAGTTCGTGCGTCACGCGTCACGTCCTTTTCGTGCAGGATTTGCAGATAGTGTGTGTGGGCATGTATCCCCGAGAAGCGAGAAGCCAGCGGCTCAAGGCCCCGTCGATGTCGCGTCACAGGAATGCATGAAAGGTGGCATATACGGGGTTGGGGATTTTGAATGCCATGCAGAGCTGGTACGGGTGGTCGGATTTGAACCGACAAGCCTTTGAAAGGCGGGGGCTTTTGAGGCCCCTGTGTCTACCAGTTCCACCACACCCGCGTCTCAGGCATGGCACTCGCGTCACATCTCGCGTCACCGCGTCACGTCAAGCGTCACAGGTGGCACGTCACGAGACGACTTTCAAGCGTCCAGCGCCTCCCCCGTTCAGCATGTCGCGTGCCTTCTCCAGCTGTGCCGGGAAGAGCTTGGCGTAGCGGAGGGTCATCGAGATGTCCTTGTGGCCCATCCAGTCGCGGACCAGCATCAGGTCCCTCGTGAGGGCGTAGAGGCGGGTCGCACAGTCGTGCCGCATGAGGTACGTCACGAACTCAGGGTCTGTGGACTTGGGCTTGCACATGACCTCCCTGATCCACCCCCAGCCGTTCTTGATGCGGTTCTCAGTCGCCCAAGCGAAGGGGTTCTCATCAGGGTTCCGGTACGCCTGCCGCTGCCAAGCCTCCAGTGCCCTGTCGGTCAACGGAAGGTGCCGTGGGTTGTTCGTCTTCGTGAAGAGGACGGCGAGGATGTCACCCCGGAGGTCTTGGTGCCTGCAGCGACGCAGCTCGATGGGGCGGACCCCGGTGTCCTGTAGGATGATGTAGAGGTCGGCGTAGTCCCGACCGCTGGGCGTCCCTTCCTTGCAGTGGCCGGGGACCAGATCGTAGTCCCTCTCGAAGTGGTGGATGATGTCCACCCTCTCCGCGTCGGACAGCAAGCGGGTCCTCTCGTTGCCCTTGGCGGAAGGCTTCTCGAACACCGGGACGGCGTCGATCTTCCCTCGCCGGTAGTAGTAGTTGCAGGCAACTGAGAGGGGGTTCAGGCGCTTGCTGATTGTCGAAGGCTTCAGGCCCTCGCGCATCAGGTGGGCGACATACTCATCCACCTTCTCGGTCGTGAGGTCACCGAGGGGCGTGTCGTCCCCGAAGAACTCACAGGCCAGCTTGCTGGAGCTGACCATGTGGCGGACGTTCCTCGCCTGCTTCCATCGGATGTCCATCAGGTTGTCCAGAGCCTCGCGGATGGTCAGTCCGGTGGTCTTCCTTAAGTGTCCTGTGGGGGAAGGCCCTCCGGGGTCCTCCCCATTCATGAGGGCAGCCTTGATGGTGGTCTCGCGGGCCTTGGCAGCTGCCATGTCACCCACGAACTTCTCTCGGTGGCGTTTGGTCTCCCCGGCGACGGTCACCTGCACGTCGATCTGCAGGGCATCGCCTCGTGTGCGGATTGCCATGGTCTATCCTTCCAGATGGTCTTCCAGACGATGCAGCAGCGCCTTCCCCTTGTCGGAGAGGCGACAGCGCATCATTCGGAGGTCAACGTCGTCCTGCCTACGCTCGATCAGGCCGAGGGAGCGGCGGCGAGGGGCCTTCACGTCGGGCGCTGGGTTGTTGCCCAGCTTTCGATCTGAGAGGGCCTGAGTGGCTCTGGACATAGCTGGCTGTGCGATCCCCAGAGCGTTGGAGATGGAGGCGACCGATGGGTCTTCTCCATTCAGGCGCCGGTGCTGTGCGATGTAGAGGAAGATCGAGGCGTAGCTGACCGGGAGGTCATTGTCGATCACTCGGAACTCCTGCACGACGCGCATCAGGGTCCTAAGGTTCTGAGCTTTCTGAGGCATTGTTCACGGGTCCTTGAGAAAAGTAGGGGTGTCATGTGGTTCCTTAATGTACGCAATAGGCCCTGCTCTCTGGCAGTTCAATGGCACGATGATGGTGCATCCCCGCATCAAATGCAAGGTGGCAGCTATTCCAGCTCTGTCCCATAGGCCAGCTCGTGGTCAAGACAGGCGGCGCTTCGGGCGTCCCCTCGCATAGGCTCGAAGGCCTCGAAGAAGGGGTCTGTCCCTCCGATGAACAGAGGGTCCTCGATGGGTGCCCCTAGGTCCCTCAGCTTCTGGGCGTCTGCCTTCAGGGCGTCTTGCATTTCCTTATTAAACGGCATGGTCATTGCTCCTAGTGCGTGTGGTGCCGCTTGGTGCGGCTCTTGAGGATCGAGGTGATGGCGTGGAGTTCTGCCATCTGGTCGGGGGTGTTCAGGCCGTGCTGTGCGTTGAGGAAGGCCCTGCGGTCCTTCAGGTCAGCTGCAGGTGCCTGCTCCCAGCACATCCGGTGGATCGCGATCTGGCGTCTCATGCCTTCATCCCCTCGGCCTTCACGGTGTGGCGGACGGCTTCGAAGTAGAGCCAGCCGTTCTTCTTGAAGACCTCCTGCCGGAAGGGCGAGGCGTTGATGAAGCGGGCGGCGGCGCGGTCTAGGTCAAGGGCGCTCATTGGTCTCAGTCCTCTTTCTTCAGTGTGTAGACGCTGCGGGTCTCGACCGGCTCCGCGCGGGTAGGGTTGAACATGGTCTGGGCGATGCCCCTGACGGTGTCCTCAGCGGGCACCTCATAACGTCGGGCGACCAGATCACACTCGTCCTCCATGGCCTTGCGGCCCTTGGCGCTGGGGAACCAATCGCGGAGCTGGGTGAGGCTGCGGACGCCAAAGACGTGGCGGTCCTCGGAGAACTTCAAGACCATCTCAGGTGTTTCCCCTGTGTATGGCGACGGGTGAGAGTGTGGATCGAAGCTCCGGCATCTGTCATCGTCCATGATCGCCGCCAAGTAGGCGCTCACGCCTCCGCTCTGGAACGCCCCGGTGTAGCTGCGCTTCAGGGCGTCGGTAGCGTGGCTGGCTCGCGTCTCGACACGCCAGACGGAGATTTTTCTGGGCTTTGCCATGGTCAGTGGCTCCTCGTTTGTGTGTGGATTTGGCAGGCTCATCAGTGCCGGGATGCCGCCCCGACAGACGCCCTTGCGGGCGTTTCGCCTAGATTGTGTTGCGGGTCTCTTCGGCGAGCCTCCGGGCACGCCCCAGACGCTCCTCCTCCGCGCGTCGCTTCTCGCGCTTATCCAGAGACATCGAGGCGAGCGTCTTCTTGATAACCGCTTCGGCGTCCCGCGGCCTGAGAAGGTGCTCGCCTCTGCGATCCCCCTGAAACGGCACAGCGGCCCTCGCTAGGTCGGGCAGAACTCTGTCGAGGAACTCCTCGGCGATCTTGTTGCCGATCTCCCAGTAAAGCAGGTCGGGCAGCATCTCGCGGACCTCGTTACGGGCGGAGCGGGGCTGCAGGTCCTCGGTGGTGGACGCTACAGCGGCGTCATCGTTAGTGGCGGGCTTCTTAAACACGGTGCGGTTCCTTTTGGGTGTGTGATCAGGCGCAGCCAGCGGCCAGCCAGAGGAAGGTCGTGAAGGTGGCCACGATGACCACCCCGGTGACGAAGTCTTCGAGGGCCTCACGCATCTTCGAGCACCTCGTAGGCCTCCTCAGGCCTCACGTGGTTCACCTGCTCGATAGGCGGGCACCCAGTCCGCCGTGCGGTGGCGTAGACCTCATTGATGGCTTTGATGCGGGCATCGTGCTCGCTCGTGGCTTCGACGGTGACCCACATGGCGAAGCCGGGGGCCGCAAGGTCTGGGTTTTTGCTGTAGGTGCAACGGGCGCGGTAGCGTGCCATGGTCTTAGGCCTCCTGCTGGCGGGCGATGCCCTTGGCGATGTACTTGCGGCGAAGTGCGGCCTTCTCAGCGGCCTTGTGTGCCGCCATGCGGATCACGAAGGCGGGCTTTTCCTTGGCAGGTGCGTAGAGGGACTGGAGGTCCTCCTCACGTTGCTCAAGGGTGCTCAGGGTGCGGGCGAGTTGAAGTTCGGTCATTGGTCAATACCTCGTTTGTGTATGTGGATTTGGCAGGCTCTTCAGTGCCCGGATGCCACCCGGACAGACGCCCTTGCGGGCGTTTCGCCTTATGCGCCGTTGAGGCGTTCGCGGGCCTTGAGGCGCAGAAGCGCTTGGACCCGGTAGCAGTGGCGCTCGGCCTTAGTCTGGCTCGGGTCGCGGAAGTTCGGCCCCTCGTAGGCCTTCGGGTTCGTGCGTGCGGTTTCCATGGTCTCAGCTCCTATTGCTGGTTCGTGATGGCGATTGTGTGCAGAGCGCTAACGGCCTCAGCGTCTGCGAAGTGCTTCGGGTAGACGGTGGCGACGTGAGAGCACCAGCTGTCCCACCAGAAGCGGCTTTTGCCTTGTGCGCGCCATGTGGCGCAGTAGGTGGCGATGCGTGCTCGGACGGTTTCAACCTTCAGGCTCTTAGGGGTCTTGAAGGCGTCCCGCTTCAGCCCGAGGCGATCCAGATTGTGCAGATCGAGGCAGGCCCCTTCCCCCGTCAGCATTTGCAGCAGGAACGAGGCTTTCACGATGCCAAGCCCCGGCACCTCAAGAACCGTGAGGATTGCGTCCTCATGGGACGGTGCCAAAGCAATGGCATCGGCGAGGCGCTCGGCGTGTTCAGAGAGGAACGCCCAAGCCTTCCCCTTGTTGCCCCATAGGAACCGCGAGGCGGCCCCATGCTGCTGGATGTCGGCGAATTGTGTGCCGACGCTATGCCACGGCTGTTGGATGGACAGAAGGACTACGAGAGCGGCCCCCTTCAGGATGCGGGCGCGGCCCTGTGTGTTTTCTTCAGCGTTGAAGGCGTCACGGATTGCGAGAGCGTGTTCGTTAAACATGGCTGGTTAGGCCCCTTTTGTGTGTGTGTGGATTTGGCAGGCTCTTCAGTGCCGGGATGCCACCCCGGCAGACGCCCCCTGTGTGAGGGCGTTTCGCCTTATGCTGCAGTTGCAGGAACCGCGAGGCGCTGGCCCCCCGGCATCAGGAAAAACTCAGGATTGAAAGGCCCCCACGCTTCGGCCTTGTCGCCACCCAAGCGGCCCCGCTGGCCATCCCATGCGGCTATGCAGTCCTGCTCGAGCGCTTCGGACATCAGGCGTAGGTTTGAGGCGCATACGGTGCGGCCTATGGTTAGAACCGCGGTAGGCTCAGAGGCGCTTGTGTGCAGCTCAAAACCTGTAACAGCATCGAGATACCCGAAGCGGCGAAGGGTTGCGTGGAGTTCGCTTAAAGTGATCGGGCGGAAAGGCTTGGAAGCGTGTTCGGATGCCTTAAGGCCGATGTTGAGGATGGTTGCCATGGTCGGTGATCCTTTTGTGTGTGTGTGGTAGCAGTGAATGCCTAGTGGCATGTTTTCAGGTAAACGGAAGGCCTAGCGGCGGTTGCGGCAGGCCTTTTCGCGCTTTGCTTGGCGTGCTGCGTCGCGAGCCTCGCGCATCCTGTCGAAGTGATACTCAGCTAAGATGCCGTGGCGATCCCCCTTCAGGGTGTAGAGGTGGCGAGCGTGGCGTACGGTGTGAAACTCGCACATAGCGTAGTGGTAGGCGGCGCGGATTGCGTGAAACATTGTGTTCCCCTTGTGTGTGTGTGTGTGTGTTTCGACCCCTCTAGGTCTCTTCAGGCGGGTTACTACCCCCGCGACACGTCTCCCCTAGATCAACAGCCATGGTCCGCATTCAAGCGCTGGCCTCCCATTCACCGCCCGATCTGCCCATGTTTCCTAACCGTGCAAGGCCTAGAGCCTTGTCTCACAGTGTCTGGGTATCGCCGAACGATGCGCCACCTATTCCAGCGGGCGTTTCCTGCCCTTGCGCCTCAGGCGCTGTAGCGTGGCCGGTGGGAGCCCCGCGCTGCATCGCTGCAGTGACACTCTTAGAACATATGCCTCGTGGCATGTAAACCGGGAAAATGCATTTTATGCGAAAAAATATAAGCAAGCGGCTCTAACCGCCTGTTATACTTGAAAATTCTCATGCAGAAAAAAATTCACCGGGCAGCCTTTGGAGGGCCTTTTGATGCCTTCGGGCATGGTCTCAAGGCACCTCAAGGCACCTCAAGGCACCTCAAGGCACCTCAAGGCACCTCAAGGCACCTCAAGGCACCTCAAGGTGCCTCAAGCCAGCCTATGGCCGGTGTGCGTCGGTAGGCTGTGGGTGTGCTGTGGGTGTGCTGTGGGTGTGCTGTGGGTAGGCTGTGGGTAGGCTGTGAGTGCGCCGCGGGTAGGCTGTGGGTCATCGGAAGGAAGCGGGCACGCGCGTGCTGTATATGGGGCAGGGTCGAATGCATTGGTGAACTGAGGGGAACAATGGGTGAACTTAGGGGGCTTTTGTTTCCTGTCAGGACACAACCAAAAACACAGTAGATCGATCCCGCTCGGCCATGGCATCCGAGCCAAGCCGGTGACCTTCAGCCCCTCAAGGCAACATACAGCCCCCAATGGGATATGATATCCCCTGCAGACCTAATGATTTCAACAGGTTAGTGCCCGCCGTGACGCCGTTGGTGACGCGAGGGTGCCGAGGGACCCCCCAAGGGGGGAAGCCGGATCGCGGCGCTTATCATAA